GTGGCATAAAAGTAATGACTACAAGATTATCTTCTCCAAAAGCTTCAACTACTTCCTCGAAGCTATCAAATAATTGTTTTTTCATATCACGTTTTCTCCTGAAAATCGTAAAAAAATAGGGATACAAGCCATTAATTCATAGCTAGTATCCCTACTAATTACTTATACTAACTACGATTAATTTATTCAGATTTATCCTTTTGTTCATCTGTGGCAACATCATCAGCTAACTCAACCTCCGTTACTTTCTTTTGCTTCTTTACTCTTGAAACTGGTTTAATCTTTGCAGATTTCTTTTCTTCTTCTAATTTGCAAGTGATAGTATATCTATCATTTTCATGTTTTACGAATACAGTATTTTTATCTGTATGATCAGATGGCATTTGGACTTCTTTTCCATCAAAATCAACAACCATAACATACTGATTGCGTAGTAATACTTTACATTCTTTTGTCATTGTGGTTATATTCTCCTTATAGAAATAGTAGGATGATACAATATCATCCTACTATAGAATAAATTAAATATTATTTTGTTTCGTCTGTAATTTCAATCATATCCATAACGTTACCGTCTGCATCCTGTAATACGGACATTTCAATTGTAACCTCCGCAGGATCACCATCAGATGAAAATGATAAATCAAGATTTCTATTTGGAGATGCCTTATAAGCAGTAATTCTTACTGGTACAAGTTGACCATTTTCGTTTTTATCCAGAGTTTCCATCTGAATGAAGAAATCTTTTGGAGTTTTATTGTTATTGAATGAAACCTTTTTAACTCCATCTGCTTTTTCTTCAAGATAAGATACTTCATATGTTGTACCTTCTTTAATTGCAGAAGCAGTTGTAGCAGTAAATTCTTTTGCGGAAACTGTACCTTCAATAATATTTCCAGTATCAGGATCTACAGCATAAACTGTACCTGCTTTTGGAGTATTTGTCAGAGTAAGTTTTCCTTCCGCTGCACCTACCACATTTTCTCTACGAGCAATAAGAGCAGATGTTTCAATTTCGCCATCAGAATATAGTGCATAAATCTGGAATGGCGCAACTTGGAATACCATTGTCATAGTACCCTCAAGTGGGTTATCAAATTTAATATCCTTTGCGCCTTTTTTATTTGCATATACTGCATCAGCACTAAAACCAGCGGTAGTAGTATTACAGAAGTCTACTAACATCCAAGGTTTCTTTGTAGCATAGTCAAGGATATGTACGTCACAACACTGACGGTTTG